GGAGCGTGGCAACGGGCCGGAGGACGCGGTGGTCAGGCTGCTCGAGGGCATGGGTGAAGACCCCACGCGCGAGGGGCTGCGCGACACGCCCAGGCGTGTGGTCAAGGCCATGCGCGAGATGACCAACGGGCTGGGCGTTGACCCTGCCAGCGTGCTGGGCACCACCTTCACCGAGCCGTTCGGACAGGCTGTGTATGTGCGCGGCATCAGGTTCACCAGCATGTGTGAGCACCACCTGCTGCCGTTCGTTGGCACGGCCACCGTGGCCTACCTGCCCAGCGACAGGGTGGTGGGCCTGTCCAAGGTGCCGCGCCTGGTGGAGGTGCTGGCGCACAGGCCGCAGCTGCAGGAGCGGCTGACCCGCGAAATAGCCGATACCCTTGGGGGCGCCATTGGCGCCCTGGCCGTTGGGGTGGCCATCAGGGCACACCACAGCTGCATGGGTTGCCGTGGGGTGCGGCAGCCTGACGCCGAGATGGTGACGGTGTGCCTGCGCGGTGATTGGGCTGGTGATGACAGCATGCGCCGCAGGCTGGAGGAGTGGGCATGAAGCAGGGCAAGCAGGGCACCCAGGGCGGGCGCCGCAAGCAGCGGGCGCCCAAGGGCCGCCAGGGCGGCCAGGCGGCGCCACAGGCGGCCCAGGCGCCCCAGGCGCCCCAGGCGGCCCCAGGCGCCCAGGCCGCGCCCTGGGCGGCCCAGGTGCCCCAGGCGGCCCAGCAGGTGGTGACGCCCACCCATGAGCGGGCTGGCCTGCGCCTGCTGGCCCGTGCCATACATGGCGGCTGGGACTTGGCACCCGAGCTGCTGCGCGACCTGCCGCGCGTGGCCACCCATGTGGTGGCCACCGCCCGCAATGACCGCGAGAGGCTGCGGGCCATCGAGGTGCTGGTTGCCATGCAGCGCGACAACCTGGCGGCGCTGCAGGTGGCTGACAAGGTCGAGCGCCTTGATGGTGGCCAGCCCACCGAGCTGGTGCAGCTGGCACCTATCACCCTGGTTGCAGGCGGCGGCGCCGGAGGCTGACCCATGCTGGTGCAGCCGCCTGCGCTGCCAGCGCTCTACCCCAAGCAGCACGCGGCCATCTGTGACCCAGCCCGTTTCGTGGTCATCGAGGCCAGCACCAAGAGCGGGAAGACCGCAGGGTGCCTGCTATGGCTGCTGGCCCAAGCCTGGAACGGTGGAGCTGGCAGCTACTGGTGGGTGGCGCCCACCTACCCTGTGGCCAAGCAGGTGGCATACATGCGCATGGTGGCCATGCTGCGCCAGGCCGACGCGCAGCAGCGCACCTGGCAGGCCAATGAGAGCTCATTGTGCATCAAGCTGGTCAACGGTGCCAGCCTGTGGTTCAAGAGCGCCGACAACCCTGACAGCCTGTACGGTGACGATGTGCGCGCCGCTGTGATTGACGAGGCAACCCGCTGCCCGGAAGAGGCATGGAACGCGGTGCGCAGCACGCTCACCGCAACCCGTGGCCCGTGCCGCATCATCGGCAATGTCAAGGGGCGGAAAAACTGGGTCTACAGGTTGGCGCGCATGGCCGAGGCTGGCACGCCCAACATGGCCTACCACAAGCTCACCGCAGCCGATGCTGTGAGCGGTGGCATATTGGCTGACGAGGAGGTGCGTGACGCGCAGCGGCAGCTGCCGGAGCATGTGTTCCGTGAGCTGTACCTGGCCGAGGCCAGCGACGATGGCAGCAACCCGTTCGGCGCGGAGGCCATACGGGACTGCGTGGGCGTGCAGTCAACGCAGCCAGCTGTGGCCTACGGTGTCGACCTTGCCAAGAGTCACGACTGGACGGTGGTGTGCGGCCTGGACGCCAGCGGCCATGTGTGCGTGCTCGAGCGGTGGCAGAGCGACTGGGGTGCCACGCGCAGCCGTGTGGCTGCGCTCATTGGCAGCGTGCCAGCCATGATCGACAGCACGGGCGTGGGTGACCCCATTGTGGAAGACCTGGCCCGCCTGTGCAGGCGTGCCGAGGGCTGGAAGTTCACCAGCCACTCGAAGCAGCAGCTCATGGAAGGGCTCGCCGTGGCGCTGCAGGCACGGGAGCTGCGCTACCCTGACGGCTGGCTCCGCGCTGAACTGGATTCGTTCGCGTTCCGATATACGGGTGGGCGCGTGGTATACGAGGCAAGTACGGGCCACGACGATGGCGTCTGCGCCCTGGCGCTGGCGCTGGCAGCCAAGAGGCAGGCACGCCCGCTGGTATTCAAGGTGATCTGATGCCCCTACTCAACACCATTCGCCGCTGGCTGTCCGCACCTGTGCCGCAGGCAGGCGACCTGGTTGCCAAGGCGGCCACCGCACAGACCTACATTCGCGCCAGCATGTCGCAGGGCGACAAGAGGCACGATGGGAAACCACAGCCGTTCAACGGCAATGCAGCCGTCGCCGCCTACTCCAGCTGGATCTATGCGGCGGCCACCATCAACGCACAGGCGGTGGCAGCCAACCCGTTGCGCATGTATGTCCGGTCGCGCGGCACGGGTGCCAAGCTGTGGAACACGCGGGCGGCTAGCCGCAAGGTCAAGCGATATTTGGCGGGCGACAGCCTGCAGCAGCCCAGCCAGCATGTCATGCGCAAGGCGGCAGAGCTTGGCGCGGACTTCGAGGAGGTGACCGACAGCCACCCGCTCATGCAGCTGCTGGCGCGCAGCAACCCGTACACGAACGGGTTCGACCTGGCCGTGCTGCGCGTGGTGTGGCAGGAGCTCACGGGCAACGCATACATGCACATCGTGACCAACGAGGCGCTGGGTGTGCCGTCGGAGCTGTGGCCCATGCCGCCGCAATGGACGCGCATCGTGCCGGACGAGCAGAACTACATCGCTGCGTTCCAGTATGGGCGCAGCAGCGAGAGCAGCGTGCGCCTCGACCCGTCGGAGGTGCTGCATTTCAAGCGTCCCAACCCGCGCGACCTCTTCTACGGCATGGGCAAGCTCGAGGCCGCATGGGGCGCAGCCGAGGCCAATGCCGCGCTGCACGAAATGGACTTGGCATTTTTCGCCAACCACGCGCGGCCCGACTATGCGCTGGTGGTCAAGGGCAACGCCAGCGACGAGCAGCTGGACGGACTCGAGCAGCAGATTCAGGCCAAGCTGCGCGGCAACAGGAAGACAGGTCATTTCCTTGTCACCACAGCCGACATAGACCTCAAGCCGATGCAGTTCCCCAGCAAAGACCTCGAGGGGCGCGAGGAGATTGTGGAGGAGATTGCAGCCGTGTTCGGCGTGCCAGTCAGCATGCTCAAGGCCAATGACCCCAACCTGGCCAGCGCCGAGGCTGGGTTCAGCAGCTGGCGCGAGATGACCGTGCTGCCCCTGTGCCGCATGGACGAAGAGGTGCTGAACCAGCGCCTGCTTCCCTTGTTCGGCCTCGAGGACGATGCCGTGCTGGCCTATGACAACCCTGTGCCCGCCAACAGGGTGCAGGACTTGACCGAGCGCCAGGCAGCCGTGGCGAATGGCTGGATGACGCCGAACGAGGCGCGTGAGCAGCAGGGGCTCGAACCCATTGTCGATGACCCGCACGCTGACATGCTGCATGTCAACGGGCAGCCGCTGGGCGGCACGCCCATGGCCATGCCATACGGCGCAGGCGTGCCGCTGCCCGCCGACACCGCTCCGGCAGCCAGCCCCACGCCTGAACCCGACACGGCGCCGCAGGCCGATGACGCCACCGTTGAGCAGCCAGCCGACGCGGCGGCGCAGGCCGATGCGGTGGCCGACACGGCGCTGAACGGCGCGCAGATTCAAAGCCTGGTCGACATGGCCACAGCTGTGCAGGCTGGTGAGCTGCCGAAGGAGGCGGCGCGCGCCATTGCGCGGGCCAGCTTCCCCACCGTGGCAACCGAGCAGCTCGACGCCATATTCGACCCCATCACGCCCATGGCACCTGCCGCGCCTGCGCAGGCCGACGCCCAGCAGGCGGCGGCACCTGCACCCGTGCGCAAGCCTGAACCGCAGCCAGGCGAAAGCCTGGATGACTGCGTGGCCCGTGGCATTGCCAAGCTGCTGCAGGAGGGCTACGACCAGGAGCAGGCGACGGCCATCGCCATCAGCATGTGCGGCGGCGCCAAGGCGCTCGAGGACATTGACACCGTGCCGCCGCAGCAGGTTGCCGACAATGCGCGGCGCGCGCTCGAGGTGCGCGAGGCCAAGCCTGCCAGCCAGCGTGGCATGACCGAGGTGGGGCTGGCCAGGGCGCGCGACCTGCAGAACAGGGTGGCCCTGTCGGAAGAGACCATCAGGCGCATGGTGGCCTACTTCGAGCGCCATGAGTCCGACAAGCAGGGCGAGAGCTGGGACGAGCAGGGGCCAGGGTGGCAGGCTTGGATGGGCTGGGGTGGTGACGAGGGCTGGGACTGGGCGGCCCGCAAGGTGGCCGAGTTCGACCGTGAGCGCGAGGCGGCCAAGTCATGCGGCTGCAGCCATGTCAAGAGCCATCGCGAGTGGTGGTTGGCACACGACCAGGAGGCGCTGGCCAAGGCCGACACGGGCGCCCTGGTGAATGACGAGCTGCTCGAGCGCTGGCTGTCCGGCACCACCAGCGTGCTGCGCACCCAGGTGCAGGAGGTGGTGCGTGCCATCAAGGCGGGCGGTGGTGACACCACCGAGCTGGTCAACCAGGTCACGCGCCTGCTGCGCAGCGCGAAGTGGAATCGCGACCTCACCGAGGCGCTGCAGCCGTACCTGGCGCGCGCCCTCGAGGGCGGCGCCGCGCTGGGCATGGACACGCTTCAGCGCGTGGCGGGCACGCCTGCGGTGGCACAGCTGGGCTGGAGCAGCCAGCAGCTCGAGGACTATGTGGCACGCTCCAGCACCACGCTGGCGTAGCGGGCGGCGGCGTCGGTCAACGGCTACACAGAGGCGCGCGTGCGCGACCTGCTTGGCGACGGGCTGGCCAAGGGCGAAACGGTGGGTGAGCTGGCTGACCGCGTGCAAGCTTGGGCCGAAGGTACCGACGATGCTGCGGGCGACATGACGCGCCGCCGCGCAACCACCATTGCACGCACCGAGGCGGCACGCGCCGCGTCTACGGCCAACCAGGACGCCTGGCGCGCCACGGGCCTGGTGACTGGCAAGAGGTGGGAGCTGGCGCCGGACGCCTGTGAGTTCTGCAGCGCAGCTGCGAAAGCCTATGGCAAGGCGGGCGTGCCGCTCGACCAGCCGTTCTACAGCCAGGGTGAGACGCTGGCGGTGCGTGGTGGTGGCAGCATGAACCTCGACTTCGAGGATGTTCAGGGGCCGCCGCTGCACCCGAATTGCCGCTGCGCCATGTTG